AACCATTCCAAGGCCTTCACGGCATCCTTCACGCGCTGCAAGCAAAAATGCTTCGCAGTCCAGCGATCATCGCGAAAATCTGAACAGCACAGCCGATGATAAATATCATCCCATTGTGTGGGTGATTTTATGATTGCAATGGACTGTTGTTCTAATTGTTCAACAGGGCTTAGGCCGCTGTCTTGGGCGCCTTTTTTTCAGCAGCCTTCACCTCCGTCGTCTGCTCTTCAGCAATGAATTCAAGCGCTTTGCTCATAATCTCACGAGTGAGGAACTTTGTATCCTCAGCACTCCAATCTTCCATTTTTTTCCATGCACCATCAATCATTCCCTCTCCACGGGAACGAACAAAGGCAGTGACAAGTCGAGCATTGCTGCTTTCAGCCCCATTGCCACTTGCAAGGATACTAAGTGTTTCTTCTGTAAAGTCAGAAAGACTTTCAAGCTCGTCGAGTCCGGTTCCTTGCTGAAGGAGAGCAAAGGCCTCGTCTAGTGTGATGCCTTTTGCAACGGAAACACGCCTGGCGAGTTGCACTGCCCGGATGGTAGCCTGGCTTTGAATGCGAGAAATCTCCTCCTGTTCAATTGCCTCACCGACAAGCCATCCACCATGCTTTTGAAGTCGCAGCATGGCATTCAAAAGAACATAGCTTGGCTCTTCAGTGGTGACTAGGAAGCTGTATTTGCTCATGATCTAGGACTGTCAGTGTAATGTTGAATCCCTTGATGCGTTCGTTGCCAGAACGAAGCTCCTTTGGGATGTCAACCGTAAAGTGGTGGTGTTCGTTTGATATTCTACAAGTGCTTTCTGGATAGGCAATCAAACAAAGAATGCCAATTTCAATGGACATGCCATTTTTCTTGCAATTGATGGCATGCACCCGTCCATCCAAGCTTTTTAAGTAATCAATTTGCATTACAAGGATTGAATGGCTTGTTGCATCCGTAGCCTAAAGGCCATTCCTGGTGCCTTCAAGAAGAAAGATGATGCAATGGAAATATCATCAGTGAACGGTCTGGCTGTCCTATTGGTTCCAGTGCCGTTATGAACATGGCTAGCGTATTCTTCTCCAGAAGCATTCTTGGCATCCCAGTGCCATTTTGCAGTAATTGCTCCACCGCTATGTTCAAGAGTAAAGCTATCCACCCCGCTTTGATAAAGATGGCCAAGATCGTAGATGTCTCGCGGGCTATTAACAACTTCACCATTTCTCCGTCTTGTCTCATTGTTGTAATCCCATAGCGACATTTCCTTAAATTGATCGTCCCAGTGCGCTTCGTTAATGTCTTCACTTGCCCAAAGAGCAAAAGCTTTGATCAGGCTATCGGTGATTGCCTGTTGATTTGTTAGTGTTGCTTTTACCTTCAACACGTTACGGACCGGGATAAAGATTGCGAACAGTCATGTCTGGAATGATGAAGCGGCAGCGTTCATAAGCCACGTCATCTCCGGGAGAATAACGTACAGTCGCATCAGGAAAACGCCTAACCATTCTGTCCATAGCATCAGCCAGGCTAGTACCAGAAGCCGTGTATTGTACCATTACTGCCTCCCATTGCTGCAACACTCGCACTGTTCCCATCATTGCAGTGGGCAAGCGTTCAGGAAATTCTCGCATGGTCACCTCCAAGCCAGTCACCTTCCATTCAGAAGGTACAGACTGCCTCCCTACAACGTAAATTGCAGGAGTTGTAGTTGCATTTGGCAGCGTGTAGGTGCCCAAAAGGCTCGGAGAGTCAGAAAGGAGCGTATTGATGGCGTCTCGTAGCTGGGTGATGTTCATGGTATTAAAAAGCCCCTCCTTAAGGAGAGGCTAGCAAGAAAACGATGGGGAAGAAATCAGTTGGGAGCGCTTGGGATGATGCTGCCAGTTTCAGAGGCATTCTGGTTGATGCCAATGCGACCACGGCTCATCACATCAAAGGTCACTTCAACGAGGTTATCAGCAGGATAGCTTTCGTTCAAGTTCATCACACGACCCACATAGGCCACGCGATCGTAGAAATAAGTGGTGCCACTAACGCCAAGTTGCTTGTTCACTTCAAAATACACTTCTGCGTTTTTGTCGTAACGAGCAGTAGCGATAACTTGGAATGCTTCATCAAAACTGTTAGGAACAAACACTGTACCATCCACGTCCTTTTGGAAGTAGGTGGTAACAGAAGCAGAGGCGCCAGCAGTGACTACAACGCTATCAGTGAAGCCACCGCCGCCAAGCAGGTAGAACTCCGTGTTGTTGTCGTTGAAAGCCAAGGAAGCCGTTGTAGCAGCCTGCAGCGTGTAGAGCGTAGGAGCACCACTTACGGTGAAGGTGGCGCCACTCTGAGTGATGACAGGGCGCGTAGTACCAGTGATAGAGCCAACACGAATGATAACGTCTTGGCTCTTAACCAGTTCTGTGGGGTGGTAGAGAGTCATTTGTCCTCGATGGGAGAATGTGGGGAACGATTAAGCGTTCAAGACGCTTCCTTTACCAACCAGTCTAAAGATACCTCTGATTGGTGTGCCAAGAAATTGCCAGTAATGTTCAACAAGTTGTTCATTAGGCAATAGCTCAAACCGTCCCTCTCTCCCATTGATAGTGGCAGAAGCACTATTACCAGGAGAAACGCCAGATAGGGCCAACGGTCCAGTTAGGCGTCCCTCCATATACACAGCAGTATTATCAGCACCGAGCAGATAATCGTACCGTGGATTGGTTTTTTGCTTCAAGCTGGCATAGTACACCACTCCGCTTGACACGGGAATGTAATTACCAGTGGATGCATCAACAGTGTAGCCAGAAGCAACGCTCCACTCAAGAGTGGCATTAGCTAATGGCGACGTTCCGTTGATCATGCGACAAAACCAATGGTGAAAGAACCGGCGACGGTTTCTAGCATTCGCTTGAACTCTTGGCCATATTGTGTGGCTTCAAGTCCTTTGCCATAAACCTTGCCATCCGTGGCACCAACTTGGATGCCCATTTGTGCAAGTTGAATGGCAATAATATGAGCCGCTAAATGCTTCACGGCGCGATCTGTTTGATCTCCAAACACATCACTAGAAGCATCAGTGGTGGCCTCTGAGATGGCTCCATTTACAATCCCCGATGGATGGGGAGTGAATTCTGGAAAGCGATCAAGGAATCCTGCGTAAGAGACTGTCATAATCAGGCCCTTCCGGCTTTAATAGATTCAAGGCGCTTGGCAATGGCATTGCGCACCCTCACGCGACCTTCGATTTTCTTCCATTCAACCAATTGCTCGGTAGTCTGGATGATTTCAATGGTACGGATGGCTTCAATCAAGGGCAGATTAGACAGGGACTGAACATCCTGCGGAATTTCTTCTACAGTAAGCCGTTCCTGTACTTCTTCAATGGCGCCAATTGCCATAAGGCGCTTGACTGTGGCATTTTGACGGGCCTGTAACCATTGCTGTTCTGGCACTTCTTGGTTGAGGCCAGGAGCCAGTTGAATTAAACCAGCTTCAGTGACAACTCCAAAGCCACCTTCACGAGGCGGATTTTCCAGGTCCGGGCGGTAAGCAATCAACATTGTGAATTGTTCTTAAGAACTGCTGACAGCTTAACGCCTTTCCCTTTCAAAATCAAGAAGAAGCTTGAACGTAGATGACGCTCTTGGGGTAGTACAGTGCCACACCACCCACGCGAGCGTGAGCAGGAACAATGAACTCCAGACCACGCTGTTGAGCGGGGAACAGTTCCAGGGGCTGAGGAATGTGCAGTTGCACTTTCTCGGGATCGCGCTTGTACACCACCATACGGCTGGTATTCAGCTTGCCACCATTATTACCCTTGGTCAGTTGGTTGATGGGCTCAACGTTACGGATGTAGGGGTTGGTGCGCAGGAAGTATTCCAGAACCGTCACGTCCGAAGAATCGGAGTTGCGGGTGGTGCTAACCTTGTTGTAGTCTTCGTAACCCAGCAGGATGGTGTCAGGCTGCTCTTTCATCTTCGAGCCGTTGATGATGGCACTAACGCCATAATTCAACAGTTCGTTCATTTCTTGAGCAGTGACGGCAGCAGTGGTAAACCACTTATCAGCCGCAACAATGTCAACAGCGGAGTTGTTGAAGAAGCCAGCAAGGTTAACAGTGCTTTCGCCAAAGAGAGCAACGCTTTCCACTTTCTCTTCATAAGCACGACGCACTGCAGCAGCACGACGTTGCTCAAGGGCAATGTTTGCCATTTGAGCGGCCCGCAGTTCCTGCACGGTATAACCGAAGGAACCACCAAAAGAGCGGATGTTGATGCTCTTCTCCACTTGGCTGATGTCAGCACGAGGAAGGTCAGAAGCAGCGTCAGCAAGCAGGCGGAACTCACCAGTCGAATCCATGATCCGATAGGTGAAAGTTTGTGCGCCAGGGCCAGCTTCGCTAGTCACAGGCAAAATGGTCGAGTATTTGATGTCAGCGTACTGAATTTCAAATACTTGGGGACGGATGAACTCAAGCTGACGCTCAAGAAACAGGCCCGCCGTATCCATGCGAAAATCGGTCATGAGGGTGCTCCTATCAAGAATCGGCGGAGAGGGTGAAGCTCGGGCCGTTCAGCTCAAGCACTGCCAGGCCACTACCAGTGGTAGTAGAAAGGAAGCGAGCGTTGGAAAGACGGACGGTCTTGCCCGAAGCAAAAGCATGGCTGAATTGACCAATCTTGCCAGTGCCGCTAGCCACATAAAGCACGCGAACAACTGAAGCAGGAGTGACAGCGCCAGTCACATAAACGGCAACAGCGCCTTCGTTGGCGACGTTCATCACTTGTTGAACCTTCACACCAGGACGGCCATCGCCATTCAGTGCAGTTTCGTCAACATAAGTGAGAACATTCAGGCCAACAACAGTGTCGCTAGCGCCAGAAATGGTAGTAGCAGAGTTGGCAACAGTGCCAGCAGTGTTGTACACTTGCACACCACCGAAAGGCTGCACAACGGCAGTTTCGTTGATGTAGGTGCCAATGGTATTGTCGCGAATGTCAGAGAGTTGACCTTCGTTGAAGCGGTCATGCGTGAAAGCATAGCTTTGTTGCACACCACCAACAGAGGCAGTCCCCGAGGCGGAAAAAGTAACGGCCATGGATCAGCGCTCCTTAGAGACGGAGAGGGGAGTTTTCCATGCATTTTGCGTCCGTTCCATGTAGGAAGAGGGCGCAGACATGGGGGAAGCAATGGAAGCAACGGCTTGGCGCAGTTCTTTCGTGCCGGAATCGTCACGGGAACCAGCTTCAACCAAGGTGTCGAACATGGCAGTAACGTAATCATCGGAACGAACCGACAGATCAGCATCACCACGAACGGCCTTGATGGAGGCTTCCATGATTTCACGGGCAGATTTGCCAGCAAAATCAAAAGCAGAATCAAGGGAAGTACGGGCTTGGTCGATTAGCGCAATACGCTCTTCGACAAGGCTGTCAACATTGACTTGCTTGGCGCTATCGAGATCAGCCTTAAGGGCTGTATTCTCTTCAGCAAGAGCATCAGCACGACCCTCAGCAGAATCTTGCTTGGCCTTCATTTCCTTTTCCATAGAAGCCATGTCGGCCTTCATGGAATCAGCAGCGGCCTGAAGCTCGTCATATTTCTTTTTCATGCCCTCGTAGGACATTTTGGCATCTTCCCGTTCTTTGGTGACAGCCAGAGCTACGCTCTCGGTCACCTCGAACTCGGCGCCATCAAAATTGACTTTGGCAGTCATAGACGGTTCCTCGATAGGAGTAATTAGAGAAGGATCGGCAGCATCTAGGCGGTCTAGATGTAGCTTCACTTGCGGGCCAGCGCGGCCCCTGCGAACAACAGCAATGTGATTTCCGCTGATTTCCTTTTGGATGCCATCGTAGTTCTCACCGCTATCAGTCACACCAGCATTCGCTTCATAATTGACTCGATAACCAGCGCTGACTTCTTTTGCATCACCACGCATAATGCGTTCAATGGCATCTTGGTCAGTGATTGTCATGACGGCACGGACGAATCCATTGTCATAGACCACTTCGGTGCCGCTAAAGCCAATCTGATAGTCCTTTGTATTGGCGCTATCAAGAAGGACTGGAGGATGTTCAAGCGTGATTGCTTTGCCCGCAAATGAGGCTAAGCTTTCGGGAGACGCCACTTCGGTTTCAGGACGATATTCACGCCGAACCGAGCCATCCGCATCAGTGTACATTTGTACACCAGTGCGAGCGATAGTAGACCAACACCGGAGGTAACCCTCTGGAGTGAGTTCATACTTCTCAATTGGCGCTACATCGTAGCGAAAGCAAATGGTGCTCATAGATTAAGAATAACGCAAAAGAATGCGCATGCTATGATTCTTGAACCATGGATGAATCAAGTGACTAGGGTTTTAGCTGATAGCGTCAATGCTTTGCAAATGCCCCATTACGAAAGGCGCTTGCTTGTGGCTCAGCGCATGAAGGATGCCAGGCAAGACAGCGGCTTGACGCAACGAGACATTGCCCAGTATTTGCACATTGGACAAGCCACTTATTGCCGCATGGAAAAAGCTGAAACAGAACCATCTGCTGTTCAACTTGCCACGCTTAGTGGTCTCTACGGTTTGTCTGTTCTATGGCTCTTGGGCATGCCCAATTTCGTGGTCAATGCGGCGAGGCATTAGTCGTCGTGATTACACATTCTCGCTGTCCAGCCCTTGCATGTCTTGCGCTTACCTCGCGCCACTGCCCTTAACTGAGTATCTGCCATGCCATGCTGCTCACAGAAAAGCTTAACGTTTAATGGGCACATTGAAATTCCAGACGGGTTGGTTACTTCAATTTGAATTTTTCGTTGCTTGGATTTCAAGAATACTAACAGGCGTTGTTCATCGGTCATCTTTCCGCGAGGAATACCTTTAAGGGAGTAAGGCCCTCTCTTGACTCCCAGGTTGTATTTGTTTCCCATTTTTGCTAGCGACATGCGTCGCTTGGATTCCTCTGTTCGCTTGCGCCCAATGTTTGATTGACGAATTTTTTCTTTGTGTTGTTCGGTTTTCGGGACTCCTTCAGTATTGAACCATTCGGTGGTTTGCTTGGCTTTGTTGGCAAACAATGGATTTTTTGACACATTGTATGCGTCATGAAGTAACGCCTCAGCAGCCAAGGCCTCTCTTGACGTGGCAAACGTTGCCAGAATAATTTTGTGATTTGGCTTAAATGTTTTGTCGCTAAACGAACCCATGTATTTGGTGTCGTTTTCCGGCGCACAACTACAAGTTCTTTTTCCTATGTAACCGCGCCCCCACTCTTCATACGAATAGTAAACATAATGAAACCTTGACTGCTTGTCGGAATCTTCAGTCTTCGTCATCGTCTTCTTCTTGAGCCGAACGAATGGCATCCTCGATTCCCTCCATGACGTATGCCTTGGCGATTGCCTGCACTTCAAACACCAGCATCTTTGCTGGCTCGAAGTATTGGTCGGGCTGCTTGTAAACGCTCTCGCAAAAAATGTGAGTTTCGTCGAGGCGGCCATTCTTAAAGCATTGCTTCTCGACCAAATGCCATTCGCTGGTATTCCTATGTTCGTTGGAAGAAAGCACGGCCAGTGCCTTCAGCACTCCAATGCCGTCCTCGTCTTCCTTCTCGATAACGTGAACGTATTCACTCATTGGACTGCCGCTTTTCAACCATCTTAATCACACGATTTGCCCACGCCCTACCGGCGGCGCCACCCCATAATTGTTGGCTGATAAATCCTGCATCATTCTCTCCACCTGCGAAATTCTTTGCATGGCGAGAAAAAAACGCTGCCATTCGCTTGATCGTGTCAAAACTTACACTCTCCCCATTGGCCAGAGAAGTAGCACGCGCCACGCCACTCCCAATGCCCTGTTTCCCGGCCTCCTGGGTGGTCAAGCCACCCTTGCCATACTTCTTGCGTAGTTCAAGCCCACGACGCGCTGCAGCCCGTACAGCCGATGGAGGGGAGAACGATTCAGCGTCTCCCCTTAGGTCTTTCCCTCTTCGATGCTCTCCATCGCTACATTGATGTAGCCATCCCAGTAAGCATCACTTTTATCGTCCATGGTCAAAGCCTTTTAACGACAAACACTAAATCATCGTAGCGTCCTTTGACATGACGAAGATCCACTCTTTCAAAAGTAAATTTACTGCCTGCTTTTTCAGCTTCTGCTTCTAGGCTTGCAAACCATTGCACATCTTGCACGTCTTCAATGAGGGCGATGCCTCCCTTGTTGAGCCATGGAAGATAAAGCTGCAGGAAATCAATTTGACTTTGCAGCGTATGCGGGCCATCATCAATGATAAAATCAATGCCACCAGACGGCCCTGACTCCGCAAGGGAACACACATGATCCGCCCCTCTATAGTCGTAGGCATCTTCAAACAAAATGGCGACGCGCTCTTGATCCACATGCTCAAGAATTTTGGGATGGATGCTATCTACGTTGTCCACGAAGACAAAATAAGCCTCGGGCAGGTAGTCTTGCCATAGCAGCATCGACCCACCATATTGAATACCAATTTCAACCAGCGTGATTGTCTTGTCAACAAAGGGAGCCAAGAGTTGCTCGTAAAGCTCAATGTAGGAGTGAAAGGTGTCTTTATCTGTGCCACCATCCTTCTCGTGGCCATTGATGTCGTACTTGGCAATGATTTCGCGGAGAGTCATGGTTGGAAATAGCGTGAGCAATAGGAGGAGGAGGGGCAGGCTTGATTGTAGTGGTCAAGCC